GTTGCGAGGACTGGGGAAAGTTTGAACTGGAAGTGTTCCACATGCGGTTATGAGTGGCAAGTAACTGGAAATGTCCGCGTCAAAGGCCATGGCTGCCCCTGCTGTTCAAATCAGGTTGTTGTCCCTGGTATAAACGACATGGCCACAACCAATCCTGAATTGGCAATAGACCTGGTTGGAGACCCAACCAAATATACCGCAGGGACCTGCGTTGTACTTGACTGGAAGTGCTCCGTTTGTGGTTATGAATGGCCACAAAAGGGAAGTCATCGCGTCAATGGCAGCGGCTGTCCTTGCTGTTCAAACAAGGTTGTTGTTCCTGGCATAAACGACATGGCTACAACGCATCCGGAATTGGCTAAAGAATGCTTGGATGATTCAACCAAATATGTCGCAGGGACTCAGGAGAGGCTGAACTGGAAATGTTCCACTTGTGGATGCAAATGGATAGCAACAGGGGCCTCCCGTGCTAGTATGAACAGTGGCTGCCCAAGCTGTAATCCTGGCGGCCACGACCAAACAAAAGAAAGTTTCGTCTACCTGATCTACCGCCCCGGTCAGATCCAATACGGCATCATGAACATTTGGACAGACCGGCTCAAAACGCACGCACGCAAAGGCTGGGATCTTCTTGACAAGATCGAAGTAACTGGTCGAAATGCCAGATCCTTGGAGACGAAGATCAAGCAGACCCTGCGTGCCAAGGGGGTCCCCACAGGATCCAAGGCTTTCCGGGAAAAGTTTGATGGTTCGACAGAATCCTTTCAAGAGGTGGACCTTTATGTCCGCTCCATTCGTGGCCTCTGCCGCAAGCTAGGCGTAAATCTGGAAGCCTTCCTCGCCTCCTAATCCTCAAAAACCGCTGGTGTCAGGCCCAAAGTGTAGCTTTTGGGCATGGCTACCAGCGTTCTTTCATTCATTGCCAGCGCCTTCCGCGCCTTCCCATTCACCTCCAGCCGCCCCACAGTGCGTGTTGCGAGGGATATCGGGGACTGGTCGAGCTACGGACCGACACTTTCCGGGTCAGATTACCTCTCCATACCCGCAGTTTTCAGTGCTGTCAGGCTGATTTCTGAGGGAATCTCCAGCCTTCCAATCCATCTTTTTAGCAAAGATAGTGACAATGGCCGCAGTCGGGACAACGACCACCCGGTCTCCAGACTGTTTGCTGAGCCAAACGAGAGCCTGACAGGCGTCGCCTTCCGTGAACTGGTGATCCGTGATGCTGTGGTCCACGGTTCCGGCTATGCGCTGATTGAACGGGATGGCAACGGCTTCCCGATGAAGATGCATTACATCCAATTCAACCATGTCACCGAGGCTGTCGATCAGCACTTCGGCACGCCGATCTATAAAGTGTCCTCTGCTTGGTCGTCCCCCCATGGTGGCGAAGACCTCATCGTCCCGGACTGCGATATGTTGGTGATCCGGTCGTTTGCCGGCCAGAGTCTGGTGGAAGTCTGCTCTGATTCACTCGAACTCACCCAGGCGGCTCAGATCTATGCCACCAAGTTGTTCCAGAATGGGGCAAGACCCGGGGGAGTGCTAACCCACCCCGGCAGACTTTCAGATGATGCACGCATGCGCCTGCGTAAAAGCTGGGAAGCGTTGCATGGTGGCGTGGAGCGCAGTTTTTCCACCGCCATTCTCGAAGAGGGAATGACATTTCAGCCTGTATCCACTTCGGCCAGCGACTTGCAAATCGACCAATTGCGCAACTACCAGACCAGTGAGGTCTGCCGGATCTTTGGAATACCGCCATCCAAGCTGTTTGTCCCCGGTTCTGGAGGCTACGCCAGCCAGGAGCAGGAGTCACACGCCTTTGTTGGCACCTGCCTGAGGCCTTACGCGGTGCGATTCGAGCAGGAAGCGGACAGGAAACTCCTGCTCCGTGAGGAGCGGAAGTCGCATTACTGGCAAATCAACTTCGATGGAATGCTCCGAAGTGCACTGCTGGAACGGTACAAGAGTTATTCGATAGCGAGAAACTGGTCCATAATGTCGCCAAACGAGATCAGGGCGCTGGAGAACCTGCCGCCGGTCGAGGGTGGGGACCTTCTTCTCTCGCCTGTGAACATGGCACCGCTGGATGGATCCCTGTCTGCTCCGGGTGCCAGGGCTCCCGCAACCGACCCCTCCTCCGTTGTGTTTGGAGTCGGCGACCAATCCACCCAGTCGTCGCCCGGCATGGCGGAGGAGGCATAAATTGGACCAACCATGGAGCGGCGAAGTTGAGTTACTAGGTGGAAAGCCCGGGCCAAGGCCTGCTGTGCTGATCACTCCTGAAGATGTGCAAGAGTTGCTGTCTGGCGAAAAGAAAGAACACCGCCGGCAGGGACAACTGAACAGTGAACGAGAAGTGAGGGTGCTTCGATGCTTGAAACCCGGACGATAGGTGGAGGCCTCGACAGCGTCGCAAAAGAAGGCCGGACGCTGGTCGGCTACGCCGCCAAGTTTGATTCACTTTCCGAGAACCTCGGCGGATTCCGTGAGGTCATCAGGCCGGGTGCGTTCCGGTCCAGCCTGTCCGATGGCACCGACATTCGCGCTCTGGTGGATCACAACTCACAAATGGTTATTGGCCGCAGAAGCAACGGCACGCTCCGCCTGGAAGAAGACTCCATTGGATTGCGTGTGGAAATCGACACGCCTTCAGTCAGTTACGCCGACGATTTGCTGGAGCTTGTCCGTGGCGGGTATGTCTCCCAGATGTCTTTCGGGTTCAGCATCCCCCCTGGTGGCGATGAATGGATGGCGCCAGCGCAGGGCGAAAGCCTTCGGCAGCGTGTGCTGAAGAATGTGACGCTGGCTGAATGCAGCGTTGTCACCTTCCCGGCCTATCAGGCCACCGAGGTCAGCCTCCGCAGTCTGCACGATCATGTGCGTCGCAGCGAGTCGATGAGGCTGGCGGTGTCGCTTCTAGGCCTGAAAAAGCGTGGTGTCAGGTCGAACGGATAGGCTTTCCCCATTGTTTTTCCAACCCTGTTATGGAGTTTCACAATGTCTCGTGATGAATTGACCAAAGAATACAACCAACTGATCGAGCAACGGCAGTCCATGTGGGCCAATGCCGATGAGATGAGCAAGCGTGAGCTCTCCACCGAGGAAAGCGCCACACTGGCCAAGTGCGTGGACGACATCCGCCAGATGGATGCTCGGATCGCCACCCTGGAAAACGAGATCGGCAACACCGAAGACCAGGCCGTGGAAGCTCCTGCCGACATCGTCGAGTCCGTGCGCTCCCTGCCACCGACACCCAAGCCAATCGTCGCGCGCGCTCCGGCTTATGTGCGCGATTACTCCGACCGGAACTTCCACCGCAACCAGGACCTCGCCTTCCGCGGCTGGATGCTCCAGCACCGCGCAGGCGATGACCACCACAAGGCGGCTCGTTCCATCGGCTTCGATCTCCGCAGCCGCTCGATCACCGTACTGGTGAACACCAGCGCCAAGGACAGCCACGAGCAACGCGCCGCAGGCGACCCGATGGGGACAAAGGTGGCAGGCAAAGGAAAGGAGTTCGTGCCCACCGAATTCTCGACAGAGTATGTCAAGCATTTGAAATATCTCTGTCCTATTCGCCAGTTTTGCAAAACGCTGACCACCTCCACTGGCCGCAAGATCGAATACCCTGTGGTCAATGACACCGGGGTCGGTGTGTGGATAAATGAAAGCGATAACAAGCCGCTGGATGAGTTCGCCAGCGCCAACATTGTTCTCGATTCTTTCAAGTGTGTATCAAAGATTGTTAAGGTCTCGGAAGAGATGCTTAGGGATTCGATGATTCCACTGGCGCAGATCCTTGGCGAAAGCCTTGGCATGCGTGTGGCGCGCGCCCAGGAGCAGAAGTTCCTGGTCGGCACCGGATCCGGTGAGCCCCAGGGTATCGTCACCGGCGCTTCTGCCGGGGGCACCACGGCAACCGCTGGAGCCTTGACCATCTCCGATCTTTTGACGCTGTACTACAGCGTTGATCCCGCCTACAGGGAGGCTCCCGGTGCGGCATTCATTGTTTCTGACCAGACGCTGATGGCCTTGCACAACACCAGGCTCGGCGCCCCAGGGGACCCGGCACTGGTGACAGACTTCAGGGATCCAAAGGCTCCCATGAAGCTGTTCGGCAGGCCGATCATCGTCAGCAACAGCATGCCGACTGGTGTTACCGCCGGCACGGTGGCTGCGGTCTTCGGGGATCTTGGCTCATTCCTTATTAGGGACTGTGCCGGCATCGAGCTGAAGGTCACCGAGCACCTGTACTGGGCCAACAACCAGATCGGTTACTTGGCCGAGGCGTTCAGCGACTCCCGCGTCATGAATGCCGACGCCATCAAGAAGCTGGCTTACAAGTAATCGTCCTTCGGGGACTTTAAACCCGGAGGGGATTCTGTCCTCTCCGGGTTTTTCCGCAAAATGGGGAAAAACATGGCCAAGGTGAAGATGCAGTTGTTGCAAACGATGGTGATCCCCGGCGTGGAGGTGCGTGATGTCGGCACCATTCACGAGTTCGACAAGGACGATGTGGAGGCGTTGACCCGTTTGGGCATCGCCATCCAGATCCCTGATGGCGAGCACGATCACGATCACGATCACGATCATGCCGGTGAGGATCACTCCAAGCCGGTCCGTAAGACCAGGGGGAATCGGTGACACCGGTAACGGCAGGCCTTCCGATGCTGTCCAAGACCGGCGCCCTGCCGGCCTTGGCGGTTTCCATCCCTGAAATGCGCGAGCATTTGAGAATTGATGGCGGGGACGAAGACTCCTACCTGTCGGTTTTAATCCGAGCCGCTCAAGATTATGTCAGCATGCACGCAAGGATATCGCTGACGCATCAGCGGTGGCTTCTTCGCCTGGACAGCATGGAAGGCGAATGCGTCGAGTTGCCGCGCAGGCCGCTGGTGATTCATTCCGAGACAATTGACGCGGCGGACACGGCGCTCTATGTGGCGGGTGTCAGGCCTGACCCATCCTACTTGCTGGCGGACGCTGACCACTATGTGATGGTTGCTCCCAGGCGAAAGGGAATTAGCGATAACACCAAGTCGGAACCGCCTTCCCCGGTTGTCCGGTTCACGGACACGGATGATGTGACTGGCGACCCGATCAAGGTGTCATGGAGTCCAAACTCTGGCAATTACGATCCCTTTGACGGCAACCCACCGTTGATCTTCTTCAACAATCTGCCGGTGTTTTCCCAGAAGCGGTACTCGGTGGAGATCGAGTTCACCGCCGGATTCTCCAAGGATCACACGGGTGTCCCGGAAGGCCTGAAGCAAATCATCAAGCTGATGGTCGGGTCATGGTTTATCAACCGCGAGGCCATTGGCGGCGTGGGTGCCCCGGTGCCATTCGCGGTGGACGCGCTACTCCGCAGCTTTGACCCCGGAGAGTACAACTAAGTGGCAGGCATCGAGGCCGGAAGGCTGAAGGACAAGATTGTCTTCTTGAGGCCTGTGGCCACCAGGGACAGCTACGGCCAGGCAATCATGGACTGGGACCGTGTTGGTCCCGTTCATGGCTCTGTCACTGGTGATGGCGGCGGAACAGCGGTGTCCATATCCCGTTCATCCATCACCTATTCGCACACCATTACCGTCAGGAAGAGTTCCATACTCGCCGGCATCGAGGCGAATTGGCGACTGGAATACAAAAACCGGGTCATGGAGATCAGCTCGGTCATCGAGCGTGATGACTGCCTGTATGAGATCAGCGCGGCGGATGAGCGTCCGCACAGCGAACGGGATGTCATCAATGACGCCGACGCTATTCTTTATGAAAAAGACATTCACGATCCTATTGGCAATAGCAAGACGCCAAGTAGTCCAATCAACACCAGGCGGAGCGTTTAGCGATGTCGCAAAGAAGTATTGACGAATTGCCACAGGGGAAACCCAAGGTTGACAGCCTGGTGGCGTTCGCGGATCCGGCCACGGGTATCGCCTACAAGATTGATGTTAAAGAGTTGCTGCTCACTGGTGCCGACGAAGGCGGCAGTACCCGTGCTCCGGTTTTCATGAACTCGCCAGTGCCAACCCGCGCGGATCTTCCGCAGACTGGGTTGCCTGGCGAGTTGCGCATTGTGCGGGATACTAAAGAGATTTACGGATGGGATGATATCAGTCAAAGCTGGATTAGTGGCGGCAGCATCGCAGGTCCCGCGGGTGAAACCCTGAAGATCTCCAGCGCTGTCGGAAGCGCCGACCTGTTGGATCCGAGGCCACCATTCCTGACAACGGTTCTGGTGACGAGTACCAAAAACCTATACATCTTTAGCCCCACAGACCCTGCAGCCTCTCCCGGTCCAGCATCGCCATTCGTTCCCGCTGTCATTGACCCAGCCAACCCGACTGGTCCACCGCTACAGCCAGCCCAGCCGGCAAAGCCTCCAATCGGCTGGGTTGAACTCGGAAAAATCGAAGGCCCGCCCGGACCAGCCGGAGCCAAAGGCGACCCCGGCTTGGACAAGGGGTCGGTTGAAGGCCAGATCCTGCGGTGGTCGGTTGCTTTGGACAAATGGGCTCCAGGCGGCGCGCCTGTCATAAATCCGGCAGGTCTGGCCGATGGGAACATCGTCCGATGGAATGCCGCTCTCAATCGGTACGACAGCGTGCCGCTTCCAAGGACGATCCCGGAC